ACATTGAAGGATGCAGTTGCAGCCGTATTTGGCTGGGACAGAACAATGCTAGAAGGGCGAACAAAACAAGCCCGCGAATGGCGAGAGCAAGTTGACCCTTGGTGGGCAGAACGATTGCACATGCCAAACTTGACCCCGCGGCTGGCATTACAGCTTTGGGGGACTGAGGTATGTCGCAGAGGCTTCCATGACGATATTTGGATTGCTAGCTTAGAAAATAAACTTCGCAATAGTAAAGACGATGTTGTTATCAGCGATTGCCGCTTTCCGAATGAAATTAAAAGTATCAAAGATGCCGGCGGAATTGTGTTACGAGTAAAGCGCGGCGACGACCCTGCGTGGTTAGATCATGCCAAGAACTTCGTGTCTGGACAGCAGACAATCGGCTGGCAAATTGGCAAAACTGCGTTAGAACAACAACAAATACATGCTAGTGAATATAGCTGGGTTAATACAAAATTTGATGGCATACTATATAACGATGCTAGCTTAGATGATCTGTTTAGGCAAGTAGAAGTTATGGTGCAACCAGAGGCTGTGAATTTTTAATATTCGCTAAATAGCCCATTTTGTCTCTTAATTGGTAAATACATGCAACAACCAATAAGGAGACAATATGGCTACTTTAGTATCCCCAGGCGTCGCAGTTAGTGTAATTGACGAAAGCGCATATGGTTCTGGTTCCCAAGGAACAGTTCCGCTAATCATTTTAGCAACTCAATCTAACAAAGCAGATGTTAGTTTAAGCACAGGTTACGCAGAAGGCACAAAGCCTGTTAATGCAAACAAACCTTACCTTTTAACTAGCCAGCGCGAGTTAGTTGAAAAATTTGGAGCTCCGAAGTTCCAAATCGTTGACGGTACACCAGTACACGGCAGCGAAATTAACGAATACGGCCTGATGGCCGCTTATAGCTTTTTAGGTCTAGCTAATCGTGCGTATGTATTACGTGCTGATATTGACTTATCACAACTAGAAACAAGTTCAGATGAGCCAGCCGGAACACCGGCAGCAGGCACATACTGGCTAGACTTGACTAAGTCTTCTTGGGGTGTTAAAGAATTTGACGGTAGCGCATGGGTTACTAAAATTCCTAAGTTCCCGACAGCTACCCAAGTTAACGGCAGCAAAATTCCTGATAATACATTTGGTATTGATGGCGATTATGCAATTAGCTTATATAGTGGCGGCGTCAATGCAATCAATACATTGTACAAAAAAGTAGCCGGAGTTTGGAGAACATTAAATTCTCTTGGCAATGCTATTTTTGTTCAACCGCATTACAAGTTAGGTACATTGGTACCATCTTCTGGTAGCATCGGTGATGTATGGATTCAAACAACTACTCCAAACAATGGTTTAAAACTAGTTGTTAAGAAATACAATGCAACGAGCCAGCAATGGATTTTGCAAACTGTGCCACAATACGGTAGTGATGCAGAAGCAACTACTGGCTACGGCGATGCACTAAGTTTAAACGACATGTATGTACTAGTTGCCGGCGGCGGCGCAAGTATTTCATATGAATTAAAAATAAAAACCAGCGGCGCATGGGTATCATTAGCAAGTGCAAATTCTTACGAAGCTAAGTTGACTGCTCCAGTCGGCGCAACAGCAGAAGGCACATTATGGTTCAACAGCGACTTAATCTCTGACTTATATGTCAAAGCTAATGGACAATGGGAACCAATCGAAGGAACAGTAACTATTGATTCTAGTGCTCCGAATGGCGCAGGCGTTAATGATGTATGGATCGACAGTGGCGACTTAGAAAACTATCCAACAATTTATGTTTACGATGGTAGCTTATGGGCGAAGCGCGATACTGCTGACCAAAGTACACCAAACGGTGTAGTTTTTGCAGACTTAACGATTACCGCAGCAGATACTAGTAATGGCGAAGGCGGCGCAAGTTTAGTTGACGAAGAAGCTCCGGATCCAGAATTTTATCCAGAAGGCATGTTGCTATGGAACGGTATTGTAAGTACTGGTAACGTCAAACGTTATAGTGCAGCTACAGGAATTTGGAGTACATACAGCGGAAACTACGACAGCGGTTCACGTGCAGGTTCTCCTTACATGTTGCGCAAAGCTCAACGCCGTGCAGTTGTTAAAGCAATGCAAGCAGTAGTATCTAATAACACTAAGATTCGTGAAGAAACCGTTTACTTTACATTATTGGCAGCTCCTGGTTATCCAGAATTGCTAGATGAAATGTTAGCATTAAACGTTGACCGTAAAGAAACAGGTTTTATTATCGTAGATACTCCATTCCGTTTGAATCCGGCTGGTCAAAACTTAGTTAACTGGGCAACTGGTGTAAATGCAGCAGTAAACGGTGAAGATGGTATCATTAATGCACCAAGTACAGCAGCATGTTACTACCCAAGCGTTATTACAACAGACTTGAGCGGCAACGATGTTGTTTGTCCAGCAAGCCATTCGGTATTGCGTACTTACGCATATAACGACCAGGTTGCTTATCCTTGGTTTGCTCCAGCTGGTTTAACACGTGGTGTTATTACTAACGCAGCGAACGTTGGCTATGTAAACAGCGAAGGCGAGTTTATTCCTACAGCATTAACAGGTGGTCAACGCGATACACTATATGCAAACAGAATTAACCCATTGGCTAATTTCCCAGGTCAATGATTATATGTATTCGGTCAGAAGACTTTACAAGCGGCAGCAACTGCATTGGATAGAGTTAACGTAGGACGCTTATTGGCTTACTTACGTGAACGTTTTGATCCACTTGCACGCCCGTTCATCTTCGAACCTAACGATAAGATCACTAGAACAAATGCTAAGGCAGTGTTCGATGCGTTCTTAGCAGATATGATTGCCAAGAGAGCCGTCTATGACTTCATTGTTGTTTGCGATGAAACTAATAACACTCCTGCGAGAATTGACCGTAATGAACTATGGATTGACGTAGCTATTGAGCCAGTGAAAGCTGCTGAATTCATCTACATTCCGATTCGTGTAGTAAACACCGGCGACTTATCCGGACAGCGTTAATTAGGTAAATAACAACAATAGACCAAGGAGAAATATATGGCAGATTTAACACAGTTTGGCATCCCGACAGATACAGGCACATCAATTGTGATGCCAAAACTACAATACCGTTTTCGAGTTAAGATGATTGGCTTCGGTACCAATGCGAGCAGCAACGACTTTACGCAAAACGTAATCAGCGTTACTCGTCCGAGTTTGACACACGATGAAATTACCATTGATGCTTACAACAGCCGTGCATACATTGCTGGTAAGCATACATGGGAGCCTATTACACTGACATTGAGAGATGACATCAACAATAACGTGAATAAGCACATCGCAAGTCAACTACAGAAGCAATTGAATCATGGTTTGCAAAGTGCTCCGGCAAGCGCAAGCCAATACAAGTTCGGTATTTTAGTTGAACAATTAGATGGCGCACAACCTGCATTGGTTGTTGAAAGCTGGAGTTTAAATGGATGTTTCATCCAGAACGTAAACTACGGTGAAAACAACTATGCAACTAGTGACGTTATGCAAATTACATTGCAAATCCGTTATGACAATGCAGATATTCACAATGTTGAATTGAATAGCCCAGCAGAACAAGGCGCATTATCAGTCGGTACATTGACTTCGGCACCTATCTTAGGTGGCGGTAACGCATTAACTGGTTGATAAGGGTAGCTGAATGGCGGCTATAACCGATGCAATGCAATGGTCAGGATCTCCGGGCGAGCAATTAGTTCGCCCGAAGTATCTATTCGACGTAATTTTCTATACTTCAACAAACACCGACTTACAAAGCAAGGCAAAATTAGCAGTGCGTACAATACGCACGATTGAATTGCCAAAGTTTAGTATCGAAACTGAAGTAGTTAATGCATGGAACGTTAGACAATTGGTTCCTACAAGAATCAACTACGAACCAATAAGCATTACATTTAATGACACAACAGATAACAGCTTCCAGCAGTTTATAAAAACTTATATGGGCGAAATATCTACAAACTTTGATGCAGATCAAATTAAAAAAAGTATGTCACCTTTACGTAAAGC